ATGTCAGCTATTGAACAGCTTGAACTGTGGTTGACCTATCAGCGTCATTGGTGTGAACACAAACCATCAGTCACTATTTCTGTTAAGGAAAACGAATGGATGGCTGTAGGTGCGTGGGTATACAAACACTTTGATGAGGTATCTGGTATTAGCTTCCTACCATTCAGTGAACATACATATCAGCAAGCACCCTATCAGGATATTGATGCTGACACGTACAAAGAACTGGCATCTAAAATGCCAAAGAATGTGGACTGGTCTTTGCTTCGTGAGTTTGAAAAGGAAGATACCACATCAGGTGGACGTGAGTTGGCTTGTACTGCAGGTGTCTGTGAAATTGTTGACTTGAACGCAGCATGAGTATATTATGGAAGAAAGGTGAGGGGTGGGTACAACATAACCCACCTCTATACCACCCCAGCAGGGAAGAGTGGTTGAAACAAAAGGAGAAGAATACTAATGGCAAAGATTGAAGTACAAAAGTATATTGAACATGACGATGGTTCTGCCACAGTTATATTTGATTGTGACGATGAGGCAAAAAAGTCTTTGATTGCCGAAGGTTTGATTTCGCTTGTATATAAAGCTGTAGATAAACATGAGCAGCCTGAATGAGTAATATAGTAAACATTCCACCCCAAAAGGTATGGGTAAGAAAAGAATACCTTACAGATCATACCTCTGGACATGGTGAGTTCGTGGAAGGCTACTGGGTAACGGCAAAGTCTTTGCCCGGTAGAACTTTTTATTTTGAAACCTACCTACCAAGCTATGCAGCTATGTATGATAAGCTGCCCATCTCTGCCTTCTTGTCTGAGCCAAAACTCCCAGATCCTGATCTGCCTCTTGATGAGCTACAGTTCTGGAATTGTATGGACTATGATGTGACTGTAATAGACAAGCAGTTTATTGGTTCGATGGGCTTTCAGGCCAGAACAAAGAACCACGGTATGATTAATGGTAAGTATATCTTTACCCTTGATAACTTTCATGGTAACATCCAGCAAGTAGATTGTAATGTTAGTGAGATACCACAAGAACATAAATCATTTAACTGTCTTGAACTTGTGAACGGACAGTATTGTTTATATCCTAACAACAGAATGAGAATATATGATGTATCTCTTTCACCAGAGGAAGTAAAGATGCCTGACTTCAAAGTATCTACAGAATATTATGAAGTAGAAAACCCCTTTACAAGTTGGGGTACACTTGGCGATACAGACGAATACTTCTGGAAATCAAATACAGAAAAAAGTTCTTGACATGATGTGTATTATATATTATAATATATGAATCACTGACTACAAGGATTGTAATAATGTTCATGTACAGAAAACCTACCATTTATATTGGATTCGATGAAAGAGAAGGTATTGCTTATGAAGTCTTGCGTAACTCAATTCTTAAATATACTTCGGAATATAACATCATACCTCTCTTTCAACCTGCATTACGCAGAGCAGGTTTGTATCGCCGTGCTGCTAGGATTGATAGCATTGATGGCAATCGTGTAATGGTTGACGAACTGGATGGAAGACCATTCAGTACACAGTTTACCTTCACACGTTTTCTTATTCCTGCCTTGAACCAGTATGATGGATGGGCTTTGTTTATGGATTCAGACATGATGTTACGTTGTGACATTGGAGAATTGTTTGACACATATACAAAGAATGAACAGTACGCTATCCAATGTGTAAAGCATGACTACAGACCTAATGCCACAGTAAAGATGGATGGTCAGGTTCAGCAGACTTACAACCGTAAGAACTGGTCTAGCTTTATGTTATGGAATTGTTCGCATCCAGGTAACCTTCGTTTAACTGTTGATGATGCAAACGTAAAGACAGGTTCATGGCTACATGGTTTGTCATGGCTTGAAGACGAAGAAATAGGAAACATTAATGAAGAATGGAATTGGCTAGATGGCTGGTCACCAGAACATCTTAATGCCAAGAACGTACACTTTACTACAGGTGGTCCTTGGTTTAAAGAATGGGAACCAAAAAGACAAGCCGACATTGCCTATGCAGGTGAATGGAACTCTTTAAAAACAAGCATGTCTATGCAAGAAGCGTTAGGAGAAATAGATTAATGTACATTTTTGTCACATCATTTAGTGAATCAGGTTACCATGAATACGCAAAGAACATGCTACAAAGTGTGGTTGATAAGTGGAACCCAAAGCATTTTAAACTTGTAGCCTATTACCATGACTTTGATGTTCATGAACTTAACCCACCAACATCTGAAGCTATTGAGTATCGTAACCTAAATGACGTATCAGAAATGGTAGAGTACCGTGAACGTATGAAGCTTCATGATGGTACTGAAGGTGGAAAGATGCCATACAACTGGCGGCTTGATGCTATCAAGTGGTGCCACAAAGTATATGCTATGACTGAACTTTCATTTGAAATGATGGAAGACGAATATGACGAAAGCAATTGGATGATTTGGTTGGACGCTGATACAGTAACAACTAAACGTCTTGATGTTAAACAAGTACAGAGATGGTTGCCTGACAAGTGTGACCTTGTTCATTTAGGGAGAACCGACATTGACTACAGCGAAACAAGTTTTATGGGCTTCAATTTATCTAGCCACAATACTTGCAGTATCCTTGCTGATCTTAGGGGTGCTTACACCATTGGTGAAACCATCGCATACAGAGAATGGCATGACGGATTTATTTTTGAGCGACTCCTCAACATCTATAAAGCGCACGGTATGGTCACTAACAACCTATCCGAAGGCGTTAAAGGACTAGCCGCATTTGCACAATCACCTTTGTCAGAATACTTTGATCACTTCAAAGGTAACCTAAAGAAGAATGCTAACAACACTGTTGCACCAGATGTCAATGCGGCACGTTATAAACAGCTTATTAAAATGGTAAGCTTCTATAAGCCAAAGACAATCGTTGAGACTGGTACATGGAACGGTGGACGAGCTATTCAAATGGGTGTTGCAGCATTACAACATCATGACAAGGTACACTACATTGGATTTGATTTGTTTGAAGATGCCACTGTAGAATCAGACAAGTATGAAATGAACACCAAAGCACACAACACAGTCGAGGCAATCTCTAATCGTTTGCAAGAGTTTGCAGACAAGATGAAAGAACAAGGTAAGACATTCACCTTTGAACTTCATAAGGGTGACAGTAAGAAGACTGTACCTGCCTGTAAGAAAGTTAAGAAGGCAGACTTTGCTTATATTGATGGTGGTCATTCATATGAAACTGTTAAGGCTGACTTTGAAAACCTGAAGCACATTCCTATTCTTGTGTTCGATGATTACTTTGCTAAAGATAAAGATGGTAATCTACCACACGAAGATAACCTTGGTGTTAACAAACTCATGAAAGAGATTGAGGCATATGGAAAGGTTGTGTTACCTTCTTCTGATCCAGTAGTTGGTGGTGGTATCACACATCTTTGTTTTGTAGCAATGAAGGAAGGTACACCAAAGATTCCAGAAGAACTAACACGTGTACCTATTGTTGTCACCCCTAAAGATTCCAGGCCAAAAGAAGAAATCATTAACAATGTAGTTGAGAACAAGAAACTCATTAAGGATTTTGACTGGATCAAGACAAGCAAGATCAATAATGAAACTGCAATTATTGTTTCAGGTGGTGACAGTGTTGACTGGTTTGATCTTAAACAACGAATAGCAGAAACAGATGGTAAAGTATTCTGTGTTAAGCATAGCTATCCAAAGCTACTTGAACAGGGCATACAACCATTTGCTTGTGTTATCCTTGATCCACGTCCTATTGATGGTACAAGTACACATGGTGTAGTACGTAAAGATTTGTTTAAGAAAGTTGACAAGGAAACTATTATGCTTGTTGCTTCTATGACTGATCCATCTGTTACTAAGTACTTGCTTGAGAAGGGTGCTAATATAAAAGGTTGGCAAGCTTATTCAGATGCACTACGTGATTTGAATATAAAGGATAAGATTGTAGTTGACAAAGCTACAGGCATTGACGAAGGATCTACATTAATTACTGGTGGTACTTGTGCGGCTATGAGAACGATTGCGATTGCACACACACTAGGTTTTAGAAACTTTGATCTGTTTGGCTTTGATTGTTCTATTCCAAACATGACAGAAGAAATGAAAAAAGAAACAACAGATACAGAAAAGAATAAACCAAAGTACATGCAAGTCGAAACAGGTGGTACAAAGTTCTGGACTACTGGTGAGTTACTTGCTATGGCTCAAGACTGTGAGAAGCTGTTTGATAATGTGGATATGGATATGGGTATTAACTTCTTTGGTGAAGGTACTCTAGCCGCTGCAGTGTGGAAGCAGTCTAAACGTGGTCAAGAAAAATACTACACAGAGTTGCTAGATGTCGCAGCTTAATGAGAAGCAAGAACGATTTTGTCAAGCCTATATCCTGCATCGAAATGCTACAAAGGCGGCACAAGCTGCAGGGTATAGCGAGACATCATCTCACAACCAAGGCTATCGACTGTTACAAGATGACAAGATACAAGAACGTATCGAAGAACTTACGAATGAAATCCAAACAGATGTCGATGTCATATCAGAAATCGAGAAGCAGTATGAAGTGGCTCGTAACGCTGGCAATGGTAATACTGCTCTCAAAGCTCTTGAGTTACTTGCTCGTGTAAGAGGAAACAATTCAGAGGAAGTCAATGCAGACGCAGAGACATTGGAGAATGAAATAGTTCAGGCTTTAAAAGTGTTGGGTGGACAAGTCTTTTGCTTTGTATGAACTAGCGTTTCCCGAAGAGTTTGTAGACACCCCAGAGCCAGAAGATGAAGAAGCAGAGTATGAGGAAGAAGAAGATGTACAATTACTTCTTACCGAAGAACTTACTAGCACTACGGACACCAAAGCTGGCAGCAACGATGACACCTAAACTGTATTGATACCATTCAGGCATGGCCTGTAGTTGGGCAAAGCCATTAGCTACCACCTCTTCCATGCCGGGAATAAAAGCTAAAATCAATGGGATTGAAAATAGTATAGTAAGCCACTCATCCTTCCAAGATGTCTGACTTCCTTTAGCCATTTCCAAATCCCAGTCGATTTCTCCAGTGGCTTTTTTTTCCATTATTACTGCTTCAGCTTTTGCTTGGGCTACCTTCGCCTCTGTCTTTGCCTTTGACTTTTCTACAGAACCTTTTAGCCAAGTACCTGCTAAGTCTGCAATGGGTCCTATCAGAAGGTTTAACATAAGCTTCTCCTGTTATATTTAATATTTGACTGAACATTAGCTAGTTGGTATTTCATTTTTAATAAGAACACCTTCAAAGGTTGCCGCTACAGCTTGGTCACCACTACTTGATTTTGCACGTGCTTCGATGTCTGCCTTTTCTGGCACAGCAATTGGATACTCCCAATCAAAATCTATATGTTGGTTTTGCATATTTACACGTGCTTTTGTTTGAAATACACCAGAATATGGACGTACTTTTAAATCACCTGTTATATATTTGTTAGCATTTTCTGTACCAGAAGAAATAGAACCACGTCCTATATACAAAGTATATCCAGCAGGTACTGTGTATACAGCCATCAATGTTTGGTTAGTAGCAGACACAATCTGTGCAGACAAAGTACCACTATGATAGATGTTAATTGTACCTGATGGTTCATTAGACGACACATAAGCACGATAAACACGAAGAAATGAATCTGTTGTAGTTACAGATGTTGCACCATTAATTGTTACCTTTGCCTCAATTTCATTATAATCTGCATCAAGACCAATAACTTTAATACGAGTTGAAGTATCACCAGCCGCCGTGCTATTAACGTGTAGTGGTGCAGCAGATGTAGGATATGAGTAAACACCGCCACCTGTCCATATTGTTTCATACGTGGTGGACACAGCAGCATTATATCCAAACTTAAATAATGTTTCGTGAAAAGGTATTTGACCACGAGAAACTTGTAGTTCCCACGGCTCATGCTTACCAGTACGTGTCATTGAACTAGGCGTACCCATTTAACCACTCCCATTCTTCTTGATTATAGGGTAACATTAGTACAACCTATTATGGCTACACTTTATGCGACCACCTTTTTTAAATCCAATTTGTGAAGCTATGCTTTCACCGTCCTTTGATTTCTTAGGCGCAACAGGACCAAGATATTCCCTAGTACCATTTTTATATATCTTATATACTTTTCCATCAATAGTTTTTAAAGTATATCCTTTTTTACTAGCCATTAAAATTCCCCTGTTTTCATAGCATTTGACAAAATTGTAGCTCTGCGTCCTACCTGCCTAGCCCATCTGGAATCTAACATTTCCCTAGATGCGGCTTCCCAACTTTGTTCATGTATAGCATTCCACATTTTCTTAAATTTACATAGGCGTGGTACTCCCATGTTAAACGCCATGTCCATTAATACAAGTTGACGTACACCATCCAAGTCTTCTACGCATGAATGCACACGACATAGCTCATTCTCTACTATTGCAATGTCATTGAGGGCTAGATACCTTGCATCAGCTTCTGATATTCCATGTTCATAGACCACCTCCATACTTGGGATGTCAAGGTAATCTAGCTCCTCTTTACTGAT